TGTGGGTACAAACCCACATACATCTGTCGTAGATCGCGACGTAAAATAAGCGATCATTCGTAGCTCACGAATTTAAATAAGCGAGCAGTCGTAGATCGCGACTCTAAATAAGCGATCCGGAGTTGATATGCTTACGTGACAAAAATATATTCATCTTTTCATGATGTAAACTGAATTTGTGTTTTATAACACACTTCTATAACTCTTTTACTTATTTTATATTTACTTGAGTTTCCCCTCATTTTCTATGAGGATCTAACCTGTATTTATACCGTCTAGAATTTTATAAGTACGGGCCATTGCCTATTTTCTGAAGGTATACGTTTACGCCTATAGCCCTATAGTATTCGTGTATCTTTCTTTCCTTTCTTAATAGCACTTTGCTTAGTAAGAGTCTATCTCTCTTAGCTACTCCTGCTATAAAGAGGATGTCGTTGTCACGACTTTAAATGAAAGACAGACCTGTGTGAAGACACAATAAAATACTTCCTTATATATCGTTTTAGTATTTGAAATGTTGTTCTTAGGTAGTAGTACGTTCGGAGGTGTGAAAACCTCTTTCGCGGAACCTACTGGTATGAGCTTCAGGACATTGAACGAATTATATATATGAGAGTTGGTAGACTACTCTACTCGTCAGACTCATGACGTTAATTATGATAGCTAGCTTGACATCTAGTGAATGATTTTCTGTATAAAGATATTGTTTCATTGTGCTAAGTACTCAGGTAAGCTGTACAGCAATGTATAGTTTCAGAGAGCTGTTTCACAACCAGTTCTTTTGTGAGTATGTCGAGAGTAAATCTTAGTGCGCCTACGTGGACAATAATCTTGTGATGAAGGATTTTCATTTTATGGTCGGAAGGTATCCATATGACTTCCCTCTATTGATGTTCCCCGTTCGATTGGATTAATCAACTACCATTTCTTTATATGCAGTACAACTATAATATATTCAAGATGGCTAACTATTACGAAGCTCTTTACACTGAAGACATGTATACCACTTTCCATTTTGAAGAAGAAGTTGTTCCTGAAAAGGAACCTGTGAAGAAGAACCACCGGTTGGTTGAAACGCAAGCTAAAGCGTTTTGGACCAATATTGATCTAGAGTTAGTTCAACTACTGGATACCACACCTGTGGTAACCGAAATGGAGGTAGAAGTGCCCGATTTCAACCTCCCTCCTGTTAGTGTAGAGGATATTACTACAGGATCTGAGCTATTTTCTAGTGATGTTGAGATGGATGAAGAAATGGACGTTGATGAAGAGATGGAGCAATTTGATGCTGATGATTTCTGGCCTGTGAATGAAGAAGAGGAAATGGAAGTTGAAGAAGAGGACTGGGATCAGATTCGGACGACAGCAATGTCTATCCGTGTCCCCATCGTACTTGTTAATGGTCGTGGTATTGTAGTGAGAACTATTATACACGCTGTTGAGCAAGGAATTCTTTCTGATTTCTTTCCTACTGATTTCTTCCCAGCCTGCCTGAAACCTGAAGCTGATCTCCCGGATTTTTCTCGGCTTGAAAAGCTGATGAATATTGCTGCTGAATGGGTCCCCTCAGAACAAATAGCAACTATTTTGGATAATCATGTATTATTGTGTGAACATGTTAATGGATGGCACAAGACTACATATAACCGATTTCTTGCTTTTTGGTCAGAGATGATTCGAACTTTCCCTGGACAAGTAGATTGTATGGAAGAAATTCTTTCAACCTATTCACCCAAACCAAGGACAGCGGCTAATAAGAAATATTGTCAGCGAAACAATGCCAGACTTCTTGACGATCGATTCGAATGGTTAAGAGTAATGCAAACAGTATCTGGTATCCATGCTAGGGAAGAAATGTTCGGTTTCTCCAAAGCTATGGATAATGTTGCTAATGCTGCAGAATCTCTTTCCGGTGCTGGATCAAGTATCGATGCCTTTTTCAAGTCTTTGGACGCTCAAGTGGGAAAGGTTTCTGAGTCTTGTACTAATGCTGTCAACACTGCTACTGAGAAGGTAGAAAAGATATCTGAACAATTAGATGCTGCTCTTTCAACAGAAGAAGGAACCACCTCATCAAAAGTTTGGACAATCATCCGAAAGGTAAAGGAGAATGCACCTGCATTGATCATGTGTCTTGTAGCTCTTACACGGGCTACGGACAAGGTTCAATTAACCGCTCATCTTCTTTCTATTTCCTACATGCTAGGAATTAGCAAGATGGTGCTCGAGAAGTTGTATTCTTGGTTTGCCTCGACATCTCCGGTTTCTGCGGAAGAGGAATTTATTGATGCGAGAGAAGAAATGGAGTACTCATCAACTATGAAGTTGTTGGGCTTCGGAGCTTCTTTCCTCGGCGAATTTTCTCCCTCTAAGATTTTAACTGGAAATGCACGAGGGCTGTTCACCGCGCAAAAAGAAATGGAAGCGATGACTCAGCTCTCCGAGATGGTTATGAATGCCCTTGAGGAATGGGGTATTTATGATTCCAAAAAGTCTCAAACCATCCGCCAACTCAGGGATGCCCTTAAAGTATCCATTGAACATATTGCGGAATATGAGACCATGATGACGACTAAACCCGCTGCTTTTCTTCGAGAAGTTTATTTTAATAAATTTCTTGATGATTACAATAGAGTAGAACAAATTAAAACCCAGATTGCAACGACTACTTATACTGAGTTATCAGGGACTAACTTCAAGTCTGAAGTAATGTCCTTGACCACTCGATATAAGGAAGTCCGTCGTGTTGTAGATAAGACCAGAGCATGCTCAGGAAAGCGTCCCACCCCTGTGGGAATAGCTTTTATGGGTGCTGCAGGTATTGGAAAATCTTATCTCCAAACTAATCTGAAGATGTTGTTGACAAGGAGGTTTAAAGAGAGACAACTTCATGAGAATCCGCAGTGGGAAGGATTATCAGATTTGCCGTATTGGCAAGTCTGGAACCAGAACACAAAGGATCAGTACCATGAAGGTTATGTTGGACAGGAAATTCACAATGTAGACGACATGTTTCAATCCTCTGAACAAGAGGACCACCTGGACTATATTAATATGATATCTTGTAACGTTTTCCCTACACGACAAGCAGAAATCTCAAATAAAGGAACCCCGTATAAGGCCCGGGTGGTGGTTGGATCTTGCAATCATTTTCCCCAAACATCTAAGACTATTAATGCTATTGATGCCCTTCAACGTAGATTTAGTGTTGTTCAAGTATCTTTACATGGTTCTATGCCCACCTCATATGATCCTACCTTTTCTCACCTTCGTTTTGAAGTGTGGCGAGATGGTCGTGATTATGCAAACGACATGATGGGTGGAGCACACCAATCAGAGACAATGACATTGACCCAGCTTTTGGATTATATTCTTGATTCAATGAAGATGTTTGATGACATGTACAATGCTACTATTGATGCAGAATTTGAAGCTAATCGTTATGAAGAGACAAATTTTGTAACAAAACGAGCTAGTGCTGATGAAATTAGACGTCTTAAGTTGAAGAAAGAATTAAATCCCGACTGGACACATGTTTTGGCACATTCACCCGCCAATGCGACACGAGCGTTGAGAACACAACGTGTAAAAATTGATGGAACAGAACATATCCTGACTGAATTACCCTTAAGACACCCGATCTGGAAGAGAACTGCACATATTTTAAAACATACGTCTAATCTTGTATATGAAGGCTGGCATATAGCCTTAGGAGATTGCTGGACTGTAGATGATGATGAATTTGTTGCTGTTGAATGGACTTCTCCTTCTTCTGGAACAGTTTGGATTGGAGGTTCTGCTGAAAACATGAATTCTATGGACGAAGAAGAGTTTGAAGAGTATGTACATGATTCGACGTTTCAAAAAGTGTTGAAGACAGTGCTGAAGGCTTTAACTATCCCATTTACTTATCTGATGAAGTTATGTGACGCATGGAATTCGTGGGTTGTTGATCCTATCACTGATGCTATTATGCACCTGATTATGTTTTTGCTTGATTGTGGAGCTGATGATCCTTTCTGTTTGTTTATGCGAACCTTTGTACGTCTTGAAATTAGCTTTGTTATGTGTCAACTTGTTATGGTATTTATGGCTGTTGCGTGGTTTTCAGTGCGTGCTGTTATTCTTCGTAATACTCAGACTTGCGAGAGTTGCAAGGATCCCGAAAGAGAAGCCTTTAACCAAAAGTTACTCTGCGGTTTCTGCCGTAATCACTGTAAGATTGGATATTTCTATACTAGCCATTCCGATGAGTGTAAGACCCTGAAAGATACAGTCAAAGCTCTTGAAGCTGCTGATTGTTCAAAGTGTATAAATGGTTTTTGTGATAAACAGTGTCCCCATGCTTTGATTCTTGAAGAGACTATTGATGCAAGGAAAGTTCATTCTTATCTTGATGCCGTTGATGAAGTTATGTCTGCGACTGAACTCGATGCTGAAGTAACTCGTTTGCTTCATATAGACAACTTTGAAGACGAAGTGGTTAAGTATGAGAGTTCTAGTATGTCTAAGAAAACAGCTAAACGACGAAAGGTTGATCTCGAAGACTCTAGCAATTCGAAGAGAAGTGCTATGAGAAGATCAGTGTTGTTAGAGGACTCTAGCAATTCTAAAAGATCAGCCAAACGTAGGACAGTGAACATTGAGGATGTGGACTATTCTAATCTTACAGATACAGAAGCTAGCGCATATCGTCATGTAGCAACTCGCGATCAACAGCTTATAGAGTTTGAAAGTATGATTAAGGATGAACAACTATCTGTGAATGGAGGAATTCGAGCCATACAGGAAATGAGTAAAGACGAAGCTGGTATTAAATTACAAGCTAAGCTTACTAAGAGTACTGTTCAGGTTTGGGCCCTCAAAAAGTCTGGAGATAAGGAGAAAGTGATGATGAAAATTCATGGTATTGCTTTTGGTAGACATGTGTTGATACCTCGTCATCTCTCAAATCTTGAGGGATATCGTTATGTGTTTATTGACCGTAGAGATGGAGCTCTTCCTGGTGATATGGTAGAAATATTACGAAATAAAGAGATTCCATCTCTTGTTTTGAAGGGAGATACTGTTGAAATTGTAAATTCTGTCAAACGTGCATATATCCGCCAAGAAAGTATGGTCCCCATTTCGTTTGTCAAGGCTTCTAAACATCATGATTATGCTTTATGGAGTTTTGAGAAAGAAGCTTATGTTAATGCTTTTCCTAACACTTTCTATGATAATCTTATAACTAAGGAAGATATTATTCGTAATTCTCAACGTTTTAACATTGCCGTTCAATATGCCCCTATGTCTGGATTAACTTATGTAGTTCAATTGAAGCTTGAATCTGATTTAGAGTTTAATTTAGTTGATAGAATTCAAGAGTATGAAAAGATTTGGAAGGTAAAGGCTATGCATCTTGTTGGAGCCCAGACGTCGCCTGGTGACTGCGGGGGTGTGATCACGTGTTTAGACACTGGTCTTACCCGCAAGGTCGCCGGCTTTCATGTTATGGGTGCTCAAGGTGCATCCTATGCTGCTCTTATTACAAGAGAAGGTGTAGATGAACTTATACCACCAAAAGTTAAGTTAGAAGGTGTTGCCTATGATGTTCTTGAAGATGAAGTTAGTCCTTACCCGATCCTAGATCCTAGTAAAATTGTTCCCTTCGTATCAGATGGTGTACTAACTCCTCCGGGGGATATTGTAGCCGTTGGTGAAACCGCAAATTACTATCGTGAAGCTGGCCCCACTCAAATAAAGCGGCACTTGCTTGCCGGAGCTTTTGAGGATACTATGGCCCCTGCACCGTTAACTGTTCGGCAAGTAGGTGATCCTACTAAACTGATGGAAAATGGAGCAGGACACCCTGACATCTTGTACACACAATATGCTAAGTATGCTGCCCCCGAACCAGAGGTAGAAGGTCTACCAGCTCACCTTGAGGACATGGTTGAACAGTTGACTGAACGTTATGTACAAGTTCTCCAAGATCATGACACTAGTTTTGCGAATGAAGATGAAGCTTTGAATGGCGTAAAAGGAAACCCAGATTCCCATCCCTTAGATGTAAGAACATCCCCTGGTGTACCATGGTCAAATATAATCCCTGGAGGAAAGAAAGTTCACTTTCTAGAATCCTGGGATGATACTGACGGAAATATAAGGTATGTAATATCTGACACCGAGGAGGGGAAGGCCCTCAAGGAAGCAATTGACGAAAAGCGAGCTCTAGGACAGATTGGATACCGGACTGCATCCATCTGGAAGAATTGTCTAAAGGACGAAACTCGTCCTTTAGACAAGGTCCAGATTGGTAAGACACGGTTATTCACTGCTGCCCCGTTTGAGACTGTTTACTTATTTCGTGAATGCTATTCGAAGTTTAAGACAGCTTGGACCGTAGAACGAGACCAACTGTTTCATTCTGTTGGGATAAATCCTATGTCATCTGAATGGACAACTTTGTACAGACGGATGGCTCAGATGAGTCCTTATGGGAATGATGCAGATTTTGGTCGTTTCGATGGATGCCTGCGATCTGATTTTATGAGAGCTGCTGGACGGATTGTCAATGATTCAATAGCCCGGATGAATAACCTTAACGAAGAGGATCAACTCTTGATGAAGGTACTCTGGGAGGAAATTGTTACAACCCTACAGGTGTCACGAACTGAAGTTAGCATCACAAAGCACGGAAACCCAAGTGGTAATCCTATGACAACAGTAGTCAACTGTATTGTCAATATGATGTATCATTGGTACGCATATAGACGAATTACAGGTATGACTTCTCTTGAATCTTTCGAGCAACATGTTTTCTTCACTTGTTTCGGAGATGATGTTCTTTTCTGTTCCAATGGAAGAGAAAATGGATATGTGTTTTCCGAGGTTGCGAAGATCATGTTGGAACTTGGACAGGAGTATACCACTGCAGCGAAGGACGCTGCCGCCGATGGAGGGGAGAAACCCCTTTCAGACCTCCAGTTTTTGAAAAGGACATTCTATGAAGAGAGCCCAACTAGAGTTCTAGCTCCGCTGGCTCAGGAATCCATTGAACAACAGTTCAATTGGACAATGATGATGCCTTCGGAGTATAACGGAATTAACGCTCAGATCGAGGAAGCATGTATTGAAGCATGTGTCCATGGACCTGGATATTATAATGAATTCCGTAGTAAGATTGCCAACTCTATCCTATCTAAGGGTCTGCAACGATACATCCAACGTCCTGTTGGATATAATGATGCCCGCTTGCTTCTCGCGCGAAGGATTGACGGTACGACCTCGGTTGTGGCAAGGAAAATTCGTAATAATTAGATATGTCTGCAACAACTGCTGTTGACTATTCTGGTGCTCTGCACCCTATGTCTACTGAGACAACCCCCACCCCCACCAACGTTCAAACTCAGAAGAAATTACCTAAAGCTGACTGTTTAGTGACTCCCATTGAATCAGATCAACTTAATGAAGCCCTTGAAGTGAACGTTGAAAATGGTGGCCAGAGTGGCCGCCCCCTAATGACTGTACACACCCCTAGTGGTGTGAAGACTGCCATAGTGCTTGGAGATGCAGAGTCTATCACGACCGGACCCGACGGCTTCGTTCCCGAAGCAAAGGGGTTCAGTGAAATGACTAATGTATGGTCTGAGCCTACCAGGATTAGTATGCCTAATACCGCTGGAAATGATGGAGAAGAAGTTATTCCTGCCTTCAGTGACAGAGTAAAGTACTTAATGAATATGTATTTTATGTACTTTACGCATGTTGTTGTAAGGTTGGTAGCTAAGCCTCCTCTGTTCCAGTCTCAAAGATATTGGGTAGCCTATGTTCCAGATGCAAATAAAGGATCTTATGATTCTGCTGGATTCGACTGGAATCCTTCAGAACAGAACGAGATTTACGTTGTACTCCCTTGGAAGAGTTTCTTCCATATGCAATCTGTAAGTACAGCGTTATCTGAAGTTGTAGGTAAGATTTCCATTATTCCGACGACACCTTTGGTGACGGAAGAAGGACTTGCCTCCGCCTTGGTCGTTACAACCATGTGTTGCCCTCTTGGTTTGCGCCTCTTTAGTCCCAAATCTGTGACTGTTTCTCGTGTGGATGCACGAGAGGAGATGCTTACTGCTGAGGACAACTATGTTGTTAACGTGAAGGAAACTTCAGATATCGTTCCTAACTCCAGTTTTGACTACACTTTTCGTAGATATGGAGATGATTCCTGGATTTGTTATCTGACCTGGTGCTTGGGCCTACAAAGGTACTATGGCACAGGTATTGGAAATACAAAGAAAGCTGCTAAACATCAAGCTGCTAAGGCTGGATGGTTTGAGTATCTTCACAAGGATCCCCTTGGGTGTATACGCAAATCTCTAACTCCTCTTTGTACTTCTCTAGAAGACATTGCCCGTTCACGAGCATATTGTTGCGACCAACAATGTTTCAAGTTGCCTCTCTGTGCTGTTGACGGAATCGCGTGCCGTATATGCATGCGCTATAACTATTGTTACTGCGCCTGCGAATCTGAAAAATCTCGAATGAGTTCTGTTATGCAAGCTATTGAAGCTAAGCGAGAAAATACCGTTATTCAACGGAGGAAGACTCGAACCGCTATCAAGGCAAAAGAAGAGATTTTTGAGTATGAGTATACCACACCTAATGCACAAGCTGCAAAAGATGTGGGAGCTTCTGGCGACGTTTCCGAAAGACAGAACAGTCACTGGCAGAGACTTTCGACGCAGATTGTGAAAGCCGAGGATTCTGCACTGACTTTTAGTGTGGATTTCAAAGGATTGATCAATGCCTCGACTCTCGAAGCACAGCGACATTTGCTCGTGTCTGGTTTACCTGACCTGAAACTAACTGCTACTACCAACCCGACAGTCACTTGTGACTGGAGGATAACCTGTGGAACCAAAACCATCTCCGGAGATACCATGCAATGGCCCGGACATGAATGGGATATTAAGACCGGAGAAAAGGTTTTCAAACCCTATTGGCTATTCAGTACTTCGGCACTGAATACCGACGATCTCAGTTTCAAAATTACTTTGAAGAAGATTGCCGGAAGCCAAGGGTCAACAACCTATCCCATTACCCTCTGGATGAACACAGCTGATATGACTTACCACCACATGAAAGATCGTGAGGCAGAGAAGTATATTGTAGCAGAAGAACAAGCCCTTACATGCGACGACGAACCTGAAAGCCTCTCGTCGGATGTTAATCAGACAACGTCAAGCACAGCAAGCGAAAACCAAGCTGAAACCGTGGGTCCTGTCAAGTCTGAACTTGATTGGAAACTTGCCACCACTTTTAAAGTGGATCCTGAGAAAGTAGGAATTGTTGATATTCCTGTAACATCATCTCTGTTCGGTAAGTATAACTGGTTTAATGCTAGACGTTATTACAAATGGAAAGGAACACCTCGTATTAAGGTTATGACCACCAGCGCTTCAACAACGAACGCACAAGTGGCTATCCTTCATGCTGATAAGGCTAGTGCTGATGGGGATGACCCTGCTGTTCTCCCTTTGATGTTTCCCTGTGCAAAAGCTTCTGTTAATGAAGCTGCTGTAGAGATGGACCTCAAATGGAGAAAAGCGCAACCAACACTGCCTGTGATTTTTGCAGATGGAGATGAGCTCGGCTATTTAAAGTTGTGCTTTATCCAAGGAACCCAAGGACTCATTGCTAACGCCAGCAATGATGTGCAAGTGAGTATTTTTACTGATGTTTCCAACATTGAGTACTCTCATCCCGTGAATACAGTTTCTGCCGCATGGAAGAAACCAGTAGTTTCCCTTCGACTCCGAGAGACTGCAAAAGTTAAGACGATTAGTGGACCTAAGATTGCCGTTGCCCGATGGACAAAGGATATCGTGAACCCTTCCATTCCTTTGAGCCGAATTATTGCCTTTTGTTTTCGGAAGAATATTGAAAAGGCAGAATTCAGTTTGAATGATGCATATATCCTCGATGTTTATCCTGATAAGATTTTCGAACGATTTGACACCAACAATCACGAAGAGATCAATAAGTGTAATGTTGAAACTGTCATCTATTACCAAGATCAGGAGACCATTGTAGAGGATACTTTGCCTTGGACTAGTTCCCGACAGAACACCTTCGACGCTGACGGTGTTCGCATTCCCTTTGAGACTAAAGTAGCAAAGACTGAGATTAAGATGTTGAATGACGACTGGCACTATGTACCTTATGGAAGCATTGGTGTTAGTAATGACCTACCAACTCCACCCGAAGAACATCTTGGATTTGCTCTGCAGATTATCGACAACGTGAAAGAAGGTGTGAAATTGAGTGATCTAGACGGTGTTCTTGCCATTCTTGGCAATCCCGCCTGGTCGCTGCGTAATGAAGCTGGAAACAGTGTGATAACCGCAAACAGTCTGTCTACAAGAATATTTGGAACACCAGACAGTGATACATTTGCTTTCGATCATAATGTGACTCTTGTAAAATTAGATAAGACTAAGCGCGGTGGATTTTATGGCGATTGGAATATTCCTTTCCTTTTCGACACTAATCCCACTGACACACTGATAACTTACCCATCCATGCTTGCCGGAACTCTTGAAGATGGACGCAGTATCTTTGTCACTTCTACTCTTTCTACAGCGTCTGATATATCTCAGATTATCAAAGCTGTCAATGACAATCCCCACCAAAATTTGTAATTTAGATCTTGGCCTCTTTTTAAACTTTGTAGGCCAAGCCTCTCCCACATGTAAACTACTCATGATGAGTAGGCATAGATGTAGAAACACTCCTGTTGAGTGTTGTCGAACCTATGTATGTGATGTGAAATATTGATTTTCACCTCCCATGTGGGGGTGTTGTTGCAATATTTTTCATCACCTTGTGGTGATGTGAATGTATATGTGTATGTCTG